CGTACATGCCCAAGTCACGCTGCCGCCGAGTCAGGCACTGACGGTTGAACGCTGACGCCCAGCGTCGCGCCATCGGCTGCACGCCCGTCAGCATCCACTGCAACGTCAGTTGTTCAACGTTCGAGAACGTTGCCCGCTCCAAGTCGTTGATCAGCGGGCTCGGCACGTTGAAGATGCGGGCCACGTCGGTGACACCGTATTTGCGAGACTCCAACCATTGCGAGTCCTCATTCGGAATCGCAATCGGCATGTAATCCATCCCCTGATCGAGCACCCCGATGCGGTGCGAATTGCCGCGGCCACTGCCGTAGAGCTGTTCCCACCCCTCGCGCTTGTTGCGTTTCTGGTCGGCAGTCATCGTGCCCGGAAACTTCAGGACGCCTCCCGGCACCGAGCCATTCCCGAAGAATTCAGCACCGTGAATCAACTGAGCTTCCTGCAGGCCGAGCGTCTCGCGGTGATATGCGATCCGACTGAGCCCCTTCGTGCGTTCCGCGTTGAGCGCCTTGCCGCGGATGTGGAAGATCTCCGACTGGTCGAAATACTCTTTGCGGCCTTTGGTGTCGCTGACCTCATACCACAGTTCGCCGCGGACCCGCTCCACATCGACCAGCTTTGGGTAAATCGGCACCAGTCCGGTGATTTGCCCGGCCCGTGGGCCCGTCAATTCGTACTGCTTGAACGCATAGGCGTTGCCCCACAGGTCCAGGCTTGATTGCATGAACTCGAACCACTGGAACACGTCATCGGCGGCATCCGGGCCGTCGTGAATCATGCGTGCCAGTGGGTGGTTCGTGACTTCCTTGCGGCTGCTGTCCTCCTGTTTTTCATACAGCTTGAACGGCAGGCAGGCGATTGCGTTAGACCGCACATCGACGCAGGCCCAGACAGCAGAGTTCTTTAGTGAACCCTGTTCGTCGATCGTGCGACCGCTCGACGTTTCATTGCCGCCCCGCACCCACTCGATAAACCAGCTCGCCGGGTTCTGAGTGCCGCTGCCGACAATCGACCGCCACAACCCTGTGAGTGTGCCGCGAACGCCCATTTCAATCTCCTATATATTGCAGCGTCCCGTCACCCACATACGGCTGCGCTTCTGTCCCCGGTTTTGCACAAAACTTAGTCAACGCCAGCGCCATCACCGCGGCCACGATGCCGTCGATTTTGACCGCTTCGTGGCTTTTCGGTTTGACCGGTCGCACGTTGTTATTCCAGTCCGTTTTGACCTGCACGTTGGCTGCCTGCCAAGTGAAGCACTCGTTGCCTGGGTGCAACAGACTGCCGGTCGTCACCATGCGTGCGAATTCCTCGCACGGTGTCGCAAAGTTTGCGGCAGTCTGGCCAAACCGCACAAACTCGCACGGCAACGGCTCATGCACGAACCTGCCGGCTGAATCCATCTCGCCGCGGTCCAGCTCGGTGATGGTGCCGCCTTCGTTCCACGGATCGAACGCCACAGCAGCGAACCTGAACCGATACCACAGATCGCGAATGTCGGCTTTTAGTACCCGGTAATCAGTGACCTCGCCCGGAATGACTTTCACGAAACCCTTTTCCGCCCACTCACGCCACGGCACCGAATCGCGGTTGGCCTCAACTCGTGCTTCTGGCATCCAGAGATAAGGCAGGCAGACGGCCGTTTCGGTTTCGTAATCGGGAAAGCACAAAACGAACGCCGTCAGGTCCTGACCCTTGGACAAGTCGAGCCCCGCGTAGCATTCGCGGCCTTCGAGGTCGGCCGGCACAATTTCACGCGAACCGTCATTCCAACCCCCGAGCGGCAGCCATGCCTGAGCCGAGTTGACCCACTGGTTCAGTCGATATCGCCGGAAGCTGGCCACGGCTGCCGCGCCGTGCTCTTTGGCCTCAGCAGCGTCGGCCTTCAGTCGATCCAGCACCACTGTTACGCCGAGAGACGGGTTCGCAGCCCTGATGGCGTCCTCATCTTCGATATCGCATTCGATGTCTGGGGCTTCGAACACGATCGGCAGGAAGCCGTGATCAGTCACGCGGCCTTCGTCGATCGCTTTCGCGTAGTTGTACTGATCTCGGCAGACCGAATGTTCCATGTCGCCGGCCGTTGTGGCCATGACCAGCAACGGTTCCGCACGACTGGCGAACGCATACCGCAGCACGTTCCACAATGCTTCGTCAACAACGTGCAACTCGTCGATCACAATGCAGTTCGCGTTGAGCCCCTCTTTCGACCGTGATTCGGCCGAGAGTGCCCGATACGTTGACCGACTCGCTTTGTGCGTGATCGTCCAGGTCGACCGATGCACTCGGCACGCTGCTGATAGCGCCGGACTCATATCGACCATCGCCACTGCATGGTTGTGGACAATCCGGGCCTGTTCGCGGTCAGTTGCTGCGCTGAACACTTTACCGCCGATCTCGCCGTCAGCGCACAGCGTGTAGAGTCCGAAACCGGCAGCCAGCGGGCTTTTGCCGTTCTTCTTGCTCACGAAGAGGAAAACACGTTCATACCGACGCACCCACCGTTTGAAATGGTCAGACCATTTGAGCCAGCCGAAGCACGGCGCGATTACGTCTTCCCACTGCCACGTCTGCAGCTCGAACGGGTGCCCCGCGCCTTCACCCTCGGTCAAACACAAGAAAGATTCGAAGAACTGGCCAGCATGTTCGGCCCGCTTGATATCGAAGCGGCAGCCGGCATCCACTGCGCGTTCATCAGCAGTCGACCGAATCCAATCGGCCCAGCCTTCCCGCTTTGCAGTGGCCAGCGTAACTCGCTCCAACTCACAGCCCCTTCATTGCCGCGAACTCGTCGACAGACTTGCCGCTGCTGCCCGTCAACGTGTCCGGTGCCAACCTCGCTCGCGCTGACGGTGACAGACCAAACTCGGCCGCCGCGATTCGATATTCGTGGAACACCTGGCGACGCCGTGCCGACAACTTGCGTGACTCCTCGGTGTCGTGCTTGTTGGCTTCCATCAGTTCGCCGATATGCACGAACTCGCCCCATAATTCGCACAGCCCCGCCAGCGTTCCTTTATCAATCTTGGCAACCAGCCCGAGGTTCAGCAGCTCGGGAACGATCTCGTTCCACATCTTGCGAGCTTCGCCGGTCAGCCATTTCGGCCTAGGCGGTGCTTTCACCTGTGCTGCGACCTCTGCGGGAATGCCCCGATGGCCTGGATTGCCCTCGAAGATTCTCAGCGAAGCCGGCTTCTTGTTGTGTCCACCTCTGGGCATTTCATTACCTCCGACGGACCCCGCGGCAGCCTTGCGCGGGGTGTAACACGAGACGCCGCGGGGTCCTCCGATGCATCATTCACCCCTCGCAGTTTTTCTTGAGTGGCACTGATTGCAAAGTGACTGCCAGTTTGATTCGTCCCAAAACAGCCCCGCATTGCCCCGATGCGGAATAATGTGGTCAACGCAATCCGCCCCCTTAATCTCTCCGCGTTGCCGGCAGTGTTCGCACAGTGGGTGCGATGCGATGAACGCATCACGCCGCTTCTTCCAACGTTTCGTATAGCCTCGCGCGTTGGCGTTCGGCCGGTTGTCGTCCGCTCGCTTTTGCTTGGCGTGTGGTGGTCGATACGTGGAACGGGTCACGTCGTCTTGACCTCGAACGTTTGGATTCCTGCCAGCGTCGACGCATCAGACAGCGTCACCGTGATTGTCACATCGTAGCTGCTGCCGGCCGTTCCACCGCTGGCCGCGTACTGCACGGCTTCATTCGCGTTGATCGGCTCGCCAGTGTTGTCGTCGATCTGCTCCGAACTCACGACCGCCTCACTGCCCACCGTCAGGCCGGACGTCGCCGAAATACTGTCTACGCTGCTGATTGTTCTGCCGTTAAGCGCTTCCGAGAAGTCCAGGATGTAAGTCTGCGCGTCGCTGGGGTGCTTCACGAGAGACTCGGTCGCCTTAACTGACTTCGTCATCGGTCCGTGACCCTTCCATGTCTTGCGCGTGGCTGAATCCGCTGGTGTCTCGGCCTTGGTTCCAGCCGTCCGACCTCATGCTGCTGGTACAACGCCGAAACCGGACCCCGGAAGATACCCGCTGCGAACATCTTCGCTGTGAATATCTCGGCTTCGAATATGTCTTTTGTTGATGGTTGGGACATCAGTTGAACGTGACCGCTGTGCGGTTCCCTGAGCTGTCGACAGTGAACACGATGGTCTCAGCGCCGTCATCCCACGGCGTGACTGTTTCGGTTCCAGACCCGGCCCCGCTGATTTTGTAAGAACACACCGCACCGATACGCCGCAGCGCCTCGGCGACTGTCACGCCCGCCACTAGCGTGTCGACGTTGATGACGTCCACCACTTCGGCGTTGACCTCTGCGGCACTGATCCCCGTGACGTGCGACCCCTCAACAACCTCATAAGTTGATGTATTGTCGGGGTTGGTCGCCCATGCCTCATTAACGGTCGCCGTGTCGGTTGATCCGACATAGTCCGTGATTCGACGCGACTGACCCGCACCAGTCCCGCCGGTGATCTTCACGATGTTGCCGTTTAAGATGTCGTCGCCAAAAGTCTCGGACGCTGCGAGTTGAATCGTGGTCGACGTTCCGCCTTGTGCAGTTCCAGACGCGAGTGACGCACCGGTGAGCGTGCCGACCGTTGCGTCCACCGGAACGCCGAGAGACACATAGGCAGCATCAGGCACCGCCAGCGTGCCCGTGCTGGCCCCCTGGTTGTAACTCGTGCCGCTTCGTACATCCGCCGGGTCGGCTTGATCTGCACCAGCGGTTGACAATGTGCGTTCATCGCCTGCGGAACCAGCGTTGTTCTCACGATACGTGTGCGTCATTGTTGCGGTGTCATCAATTAACACCTTGCCAGACCAGACAGCTTGCATCCCGTTCACAGCAGCGATCATGTTCCCATTGTGGATTAGTGTCGCTTCGGGATTTGCTCCAACCCCGTTCGCTGTTTGTGATGCTGTGATATTGCCGTTGACAGTCAGCGTGGCCGAATCGTGAAACACGCCCTCGGCGTCAGCAATACCACCGGCAGTCACGTTGCCATTAACCACTAACGTGCCAGATGTTTGCCGAATCCCTCTCGCCGTTGAAGCGCTGCCGCCAATCACATCACCGGTCACTGTCACTGTGGGTGATCCGGTGCGCATATAAACGCCGTAATGAAACACACCTCCCGAACCACCGTAGACGTTTCCTGTGATTGTCACCGTCGCTGCGCTTGCAATTTCGACCGCTCCGATTGCTGCCGAGTTCCCCCCTCCGTGACCAGTCACATTGCCGACAATGTCAACACCACCAGATCCACTGATAGTGATGCCGTCAGCAGTATTGCCCCCAACAGGAGACACATCACCGGTCAGTGTGACTGTCCCAGATGAGTTCGACACTGTCATCAATAGTGCAGTGTCGAACACAAACCCATCTCCGGTGCATGAAACGCTGATCCCGCCTGATGTGATATTAAATGTCCCACCAGCAGATGCCGTCGTGCCGCTGGTATTGCGAATGCTCAACACCGTCACGTCTTCGTCGATCGTCACGGTGTAGGTGTTTGAGTAAACATCGTCGGACGAAGTTGGAGCAGTGCCAGTGTTCCAGACCGTATCGTCCGACCAGTCGCCGGTTTTTGTTGCGTAGACTTCCGCCATCAGTCAGCCCCCGCAATATATGCTTCGACAGCCGCAGTGATCGCGTCGACGAATGCCTGCTCTCGCGGATCGTCTCGCGACACCGACGCATCAGCAATGGCCAGTACCGACTTGCTACCTTCCACGTCAGCACCACCCGCAGTTGTGCCGACCTGCCGCAGAATCGCATTCAGAGACAGCTTGCCATTGCCGCGACGATTGACGCTGATCTGTAGTGCGTGCCTGTCGAACGTATTAACCTGACCAGCTTCCCACAACGCCTGTACCGCCTGTTCGGTCGGCTCGGTTCCGGTCGCCTGTTTCCAGCGGCTGACGGTCTGCACGCCAGCGCCGAGGACTTTGGCAGCCAGCCCGTCAGGCCAGTTACCAGCCTGCGCCAACACCGGGACCATCTGTTGCACTTGCTGATCAGCCAGATCGATTCCGCCGGCACTCATCGCAGCGTATGCCGCTTGGACCCGCGGATAAGTGCTGGCCTGAAGCGTTGCGAGCACTACGTCGGCCTCGGTCGTTCCTGCCGGCTGCCCTGCCGCCTGGTCGGTCAGCTCGGTCATCAGCCACCGCGTCGACCTCAGTTCGTGGTCTTCGGCCTGCACCGTATCGACCGCGAGCGCCGCAACGCACGCAGCCCAATTGCCTGCCTGAGCGGCTGCGAGTGCCGTGGCGTTATTCTTAATGATATCAATCATGGTTTTCGCCAATCATCCCCTGAACAACCTTTAAAACCGCACACAACCCCGCCGCGACGGCGCTTTTCTCCATTTCGTCCCCGTCAGTCGGGTCGGCAGCGAGAAACCAAAACGGGCTAATAGCCGCCAAGACAATGACTACGTCCCAGACTCGGCTTCGCGATTGCCTCATTGCTCGGCTTTTCTGTGATTACGTTCCTGGATCCTCGCCAGGTCCTTAACCTGCTGGACAAAGTCCGAATCAAACTCAGCAAGCGTTCTGGCGCAGTGCTCAAGCGCTTCGCTGGATTTGCCGATCTGTTCGGTGTTGCGGTCAAGCGCCTGCGTAACCTTAACCCCTAGCGTTTCGTGGCGTGCCAGCATATCGCGTTGAAAGTCGTGGCACTGCGTGCCGATATCGCGCAGCGTTGTATCTCGCGCCTCGCGGTCCTCTTTGAGAAACCGCA